TCAATTGCATAACTTCTGGATGGTGAATCATAGGAAAATCCCAGATGACCCTCCTCAGTGATCATGAGCTCCAGAGTGCCTGATTTTGTCCTGGCTAATATCAGATTAGCATCATGATTCATCAGAGCCCTCACATCATCCTCCAGGCAATCATCAAAGGCCCCAGGCATGATCATCTCATCCATCCAGGGATAAATGCTGGCCCGCTCATTCACTTTGGCTGCCACTCCTTTGATCTTCACAGCCTCATCCTCATTCCTGCACTCTATCTGAATGCCCCTGCTGATTCTTCTCTCTCTTGGATTGTCGCTCATGATTCTGATTCTTTTTTTAGCTTTTTGATTTGCGCCTGCTCATGCTCTTTGCCCTGGAGATTCACCATGATATAATAATCCTTTCCAGTGCCATCCTCTTTGGGATTCCAGCCCTCCATCTCTCTCACCTGATCTGCATTCAGCACCCCATAAGGCAAAAGAGTTTTATATTGCTCCATCCTCGTCTTTATATCCCCCCTCAGCAGATCATTCAGATTCATGATCACTAAATATCTTGGATCTGCATTCAGCAGCTTGTAATGATATTCAGCCTCCCACTTTGCAGCCCACACTCTGAGATTCTCCTGCACAAATGCTTGATTTTCCTGCTCATTGGAATTGTATGAGCTTTGATCTGTGCTCTTTAGTTTGTGCAGTGGATAATTGAAAATCCTGCTGATGTCCTGAATGGAAAAATTTGCAGTTTCAATAGTCTGAGCATCTTTCTGAGGCAAAGAAATAGGGATATACTCTGTACCAGATTGCAGAACTGGTGTCCTGAATTGATTGGCTCCTCCCCAGGTCTGATCAAACTCCTCCCCAATCTCTTTGGGCTTCCCTTTGTCCAGCTTTCCTGCCACCTTTAAAAACCCTTTGAAAAATCCTCCATTCTTGTAGAACTTTCCCAGAAACTCATTCTGTGCAATTCCCAGCCCCACTGATTCTCTGTGATAAGCTATGGGAGAGAGCCCTGTGATCCCATCCAATGATGGGCCCATGATATGGATCATATCAAAGTCATCAATGAGATCTGTGAATCCAGAAACTCTGAAATACTTTTTTCCTTGATTGATGATCACTGAAACTTTCTCAGCATTGATGATGATCAGCTCCACTGGAAATCCATTCCCATCCCTTTTGATTCTTGCATAGGCATTCCCATAGAGCAGAGCCATCATCTGCATGGTTTCTCTGAACTGCTGAGAGCTCAGCATCTCAGATGGCCTACTGGATATTAATGGCTGGAGCCTATGGCTAAGAGCCAGCTCCCTCCCTCCACTTTCCAACCTATTGAAAATGTCAAAAGAAAATGATCCAATCATCTCAGAAATTCCCAGCACTGCTCTCCAGACTGCTGAATATTTAAGAGAATTTCTGTGATTGATATTAACTCCTGCAGATGTTTGAGCTCCTCCCAGAGATTGGATGAGCCACTCCAGAGGATTGCTCACTCCTGATGTGGCAGAGGATCTCCCCTCTTTTTTTTCTCTGGTCAATGAAATAGAAAATTTCAAATGCTGCCCTTTTTGGATTCTCAGAGATATTCTCTGATCATTTAAGGCTCCAAAATTTGGAAATGATTTCCATTCTCCAGCTGTAACATTGTTCCCTTTTTTGGGATGCCCTGTATTTATGGGAGCTGCAGAATCATTCTGAGGATGATTCTGGATCCCCTGGAGCACATTTGCAGGATGAGATCCTGAGATTTTCTGGCCATTTTTTCCCAAATACTGGAAAAATGATCTTTCCTGTGCTCATCCATTCACTGAGCTCCTCCATGCCCTCTGATGTGCTCAGCTGCTCAGGAGTGATCCTGGCCACTCTCTCTCCACATTTGCACAGAGCCATCCAGCCTGTGGGCTGATTCAGATCCTCACTCATAATTTCTTTAAATATTCTGCATCATCAATGCTCATCAATGGATCTGGCCCAGGCTTTCTCTCCCCCACTTTTATCAGAGCATTATGCCAGAAAATCTCCATGATTCTCCCTGTGTACTTCCCCAGCTCCCCCATCACATCTGATTTTTCACAGAGCCCCATCTCAAAATCATTGATGAGCCCCACACAGAATCTCTGTGCATCCTCCGCTGAATTGATCTCCTCTGCTTTCATTTTTCAAATTTTAAAATCCATTTGATCACACATCTCATCCATGAGATCTGCATCATCTGCCTCATCATCACTCTCCTCCACTCTCTTTTCAACTGCTCCCATCTAAGTGAAAACATTGCGCCCTGTCCTGCCAGAGTGTTCCTCCTAATGTGCCACCTATCAGATGAATCTAAAAATGGCTTTTTCATTTCTCAGATTTTTTGATCATCAGCTCATGATCCTCACACGTTTCCCAAAATTCCTTTAATGTGCCAAAGGGATGAAATAGCTCCCCCACTCTTTCTGCCTCCTCCTGGATCTTTGGATGCTCACAGTGCAAATGAGTTTTTCCTGATAGCTTGAATGGCCTGCCACCATGCCTGCAGTTGTAGCATTTAAAAATTTTCTTTTTACTCATGATCTCATCCTTTTTGCCCTGGCCACTCTGTAGGAATCAAAATTTTTATATCTGGCCTGTTTAAACTCTTTCAGATAAATCTCATTCAGGATCCTGAATGCTTCTGCATGAGTGGAGATGCTGTCCTCTCCCAGCAGCTTTGTGAATGCGTTATCAAAACCACTCACAGAGATCAGCTGTGCTGCCTTGATCTCTTCAAAATTCAATGTGCTCATTTAGTGGATCAAATTGTGAGGATATATCCCCATTTATATGCATCATCTCAGCCAGAGCCATTGCCAGGCTCACTGGCCCATCAATTTTCTCTGTGCTCTTTCCTTTGTTCATTTTGTAGTTTCCATTAGGATCCACATAGAGGAAAATATTTCCCATCATCCAATCCATCACAGGGCTGCCATCAGTCTGGAGGATTCCTCCCATCAATAGTTTCTCAATTTGTTTTGTGGGCTCGCTCATGTAGGAGATCCCCTGTGGCTGCTCTGTGAGATTTACTCCCAGGCTGATCAGATTCTGGATCAGTCCAGAGTATGCCTGATACTTATCAAATGCCACACTTTGAATCCCATACTTTTCCACATAGGCTGCCACCTCCATTGTGATAGTGTCTGAATCCATAATATTTCCAGCCGTTCTCCTGATCCATCCCTGATCACTCCAGGCATCAAATGAAATATTTTGCTTTTTTACTCTCTCATCAATCATCTCTGATGGATTCCATGTGTGCAGCTTTGCATATATCCTGGAATCATTCCAGAAAACCACAGCAAGAGCAGTAAAATCTCTGGTGCTTGCAATGTCTAAGCCTGCCACACTTTCAAAATTTTCCCTGAGCTCCTGATCAGTGGGCTGAGGATCTGCTGCTGAATTTATCCAGATCTTATCTGGCAGCCATCTCTCCTGCACTCCCTCCCATAGATTGAAATCTAATCTTTTCACAGCACTCTGATATGCTGCATTATTTTGGGCCTCTTTCACTTGGGCCCTCATGTATTCAATCTTTTTGGCCCCTCCTAAATTGGGATTCGCTTTCCTCCAGATCTTCTCATCAGCCCATTCATCCTGATCATCCAGAGTGAAAATCATGGCCAGCCAGGAATCATCATTTTTATCTCCCTGCAGGATCTCCCTGGAATAATTGTGATGATTGTAGCAAATGCTTTGCTTGTTTGTTCCAGCTGTTGTGATTTCATAAATAATAGGCTGCCTTCTGGAGCCTGTGGCTGTCCTGAGCACGTTCACCATGTCTGCAGTTTTGTGAGCATGGAGCTCATCAATAACACCACAGTGAACATTTAGCCCATCCATTGAATCTGAATCTGATGCCAATGGCTGCAGCTTCTGCTCCAGCTTTGGATAAAAAATGGAATTTTTCAGGATCCCCAGATGCTTTTTAAGATCTGGGCTCTGCCTGATCATCCTGGATGCTTCATCATAGCAGATCCGCGCCTGATCTTTTTTAGTGGCTGCAGCATAACCCTCTGCCACTGGCTCCAGATCTGCAAAGGTGCAATAAATCAGCACCCCTGCTGCCAGTGTTGTTTTTCCGTTTTTTCTTGGCACTTCTAAATAACTGGTGCGGAATCTTCTCAGGCCATGCTCCCCTCCAGATCTCCAGCCGAATAATTGCCAGAGCTGAAACTGCTGCCAGGGCTCCAATATGAATGGCCTGCCCAAAAATTCCCCTTTTGAATGCCTGAGAAACTTGTGAAAAAATGAGATGGCATGATCAGCATATCTCTGATTAAAAAAAATTCCTTTCAGCTCCTGATCCTTTAGATCCTGGAGATACCTCTCACAGCTCAGCCTGATCCATTTGCAGGAGATCTCCTCGCCAGAGATTACTCTGAGAGCATACTGATGAGCAATGTGATCAGGATCCAGGATCATTCTGTGATTTGTGTGCCCTCAAATTTGATCAATTCCAAAGTATTAAACAGCCTCCAAACCTCCCCCAGATTGATTGCCTGGATGAGATCCTACATGAGAATTAAAGAGATCGCCCTGATCAGGATCAGATTTGCCCATCACATCTCTCATTTTGTGCCGATCATTCACACTCATCCCAAATCTCCTGGAAAAACTTTCCACTTGTTTCATGGCAGTTTGCTGGATGGTTACTGATGGAGATACCTGATCATGCTTATTTCTGTAGCCATTATCATTGAGATCCTGTGTGGCCTCTCTAAAATTATATATGCTGACGGCCAGCATCTCCAGGCTGAGCACATCCACCTTTTTGAGCAGCCCTGAATCATGCAGGAGCTTTCCCATTTGTTTGTAAATCTCTTTCTGCTCTGGCTTAAAATAAGCAGGAGCCCTGGGCAGTTTGAGCAGATCCTCAAAACTCTCCCCCACATCCTTTTTCTTTCTGTCTGATCTGCCAGTGCCCTGGAGATCTTTCTCTCTTTCTGATTTCATTCTCTCTCTGATTATCAATACACTCCCCCCCCCTCACTAAAATTGCCAGCGCATAAATAAAGG